TGGCCGATCTTGCCCAGTTCGGCCTTGACGTCTTCGATGGTAAATTCCTGATCTCGTGCGCCCATGATTGGGAACCTCTCAGAATGTTGGGAGTTGAATCGACCGCAGCGCGGTCAACAGTTCTGTTGCATGGGCAGCGCACGGCGTGCCGTCTTCCTCGGTAGCGCGAGGCGTACCGTCGCGGCCGGTAGCGCGCGGCGTACCGGCTTTGAATTCCTGCAGCAAAGCACGGCGCTCTGTCCTTGATACGCCATGCTTTGCCATAATCATGTCGAGTTTGAGCGCGGCCGGCTTATCTGCCCGTGCGCTGTTGCTTTGAATCTCGTCGGCTGCGAGCAGCACATCGGCCCATCCATCGGCCACAGCGGCGCTACCATTGATGTAGGTCTCTGCGTCCATCTTCTTCTGCACAGCCTTCAGGTCAAGCCCTGTTCGCGCCGCGTAGATTTCTGCCATCGCCAGATCGAATGGCTCAAGATGGTCGGCGATGTCTCGCATGTCGTGGCGGTTTCCGATAGCGACCACGTGCGAGTTGTGAACCATGACGAACGCCGCCTTAGCGATTCTGATCTCATCGCCAGCCATCGCGACGATGGACGCAGCGGACGCAGCCATGCCGAGGATGTTGACGGTGACCTTGCCATCGTGCTCCCTCAGCGCGTTGTAGATCCCGATGCCTTCGATAAGGCTGCCGCCAGGAGAATTGATGTTGACGGTGACGTCCTTTGCGCCGATCGCCCGAAGCGCACCAGCCACGCGCTTCAACGTCACGCCGTCTCCAGTGAATGGGTCGAAACCAATCGGCTCATAGATCGAAATCGACGCGTCTGTCTCTTTCGCGGCCTGGATGTTCGCCGACCAGCGTTCGAACGCCTGTGGCGATACTTCCCACTCGATACTGTCGGACGGAAGGTCCGTCCGCGCCTGCGGCATCGTGTGTTTGTTTCGCATGTCCTAGTCCTTAGCAGAGACGGGCTCCAGGCCCAGCAATGCCCGCACCGTTGCCTGCAGATTCCGGTCGGACGCATTCGATCCGCTTGCCATGTCGTCGATTGCAACCATCGCGCTTTGCACCGTGAGGACAGATGCATTGCCACCCATCGGCGCGCGGTTTTCCAGCTGCCGGCACTCGTCGCGCGTATAGATGCCGTTGTTGACCATCGTCGCGTAGAAGGCTGCGCGCGAAGCCGAGTCCGCGCGCAGCAAGCCTTCCATGTTGAAAGCGGCGAAATACCGCTTGCGCTCCACGGCCGTGAGCAGGTTCTTGCGCACAGACTGCTCAATGCGCACGCACCAATGGCGCAGCGTGAACGTGAGGAACCAGAGCATCTTCTGCTCGAGCCCCGTGCCCCAATTCGAATCCTTGCTCCCGTGCCCGATCATGGCCGGGTCCACGCGGAACCAACGGCAGAGTTCTTCGACATTCCAGGCGCGGCTCGCGAGCAGTTCCGCGTCCTTCGGGTTGATCTGCAGCGGCTGGAACGTGGAGCCCTTCTCGAGCACCATCACGCCGCCCTCGTCGCTCACCTTCTTCACGTGAGCACGCAACTGGTCGCGCTGCTCCGGCTTCAGAAGCATGTCCACGGTGACGAGGCCTGGCGACTGCATGGAGCTTTCGAACGTCTCGGCCGACGCCTTGTCCGTCTCGATCGCGCCGCCGAGCACGTTCGCTCCGTACCGGATCGGAGAGATTCCTTCCCGCCCGTCCAGAGTGAACGCCGGCACGTGCATGAGGTTCGATTCCCGAATCACGCGCTCGGCCGAATTCGTCTCCGGCCGGTATCGGTACTCGATCTCGCCCGTCGCCGTACGTCGCAGCGTCATGCGCGCCGGATTTAAAAACTGGAGCGCGATGATCCGCCCGGCCGCGCGGATGATCTCCACATACGCATTGCCCCAAAGCAGAAGCGATGCGGCCACGACCTCCCAGAAAACGGCCGCGGTCATGTCCGCGTTGGGCTGGTCGTGCAGGAGCTCGTACAGCGGGTGGTCCGGCACCGCACGCCGCGACCCGTCCGGCGTTCGCTCATAAAGCGGCAGCGGGAGCGTTGCGATCGTCTCGGATATCAGCCGCACGCACGACCACACCGTCGCCAGCTGCAGCGCGTGATCGACAGTGACGCTGGTTCCGGTCCAGTTCGACGTCCCGGAAAACGCCCGCCAGAAGTTGTGTTCCTGCAGCGAGAGAGGAACGTTCAGCCAGTTGTCTAACGATGCCTTCGGCGTGATCGAGCGCAATCCGTCGAAGATCGCGTCGAATATCGGCTTACGTTGCACGTAAGCCTCGGAAGATTAGGAAGCCGAAGAGCAAACACGGCAATGCTCCTGCGAGCAAAGCCCAGCCCAGGCCAGCGAGGACGTACGTTCCGGCGATAGCGAGCCCGGCGCCCGCGACGATTGCAAGGCACCCGACGACCGCTGTCCAGTTCATTCCGAGCGGTGGACATCTCTATGAGAAGATCGGGTCGCGCAGGAAATCATCGAATAACTTTCCGTCCTGTGATTGATCATGCGACATGACGCCTGCCGCCATCACCGCACATATCGCCAAGTCGATGCGACCCGTGGCGTGTTCCTTATCCAGCTTCCTATTTCCGGCGCCGTCGGTGTTCGTCACCGCGTTCGCGAAGCACATCGTCAGCACGGGATGCCCGTTGTGGACTACCTCGTGGTTGAGCAGCATCCGCTCGAAAGTCTCGATCGCTGGGCTCATGGACTGGTAACCCTGCCCGAACGGGATCATGGGCGGCAGAGAAATCCCGTCATCGGCCGCCATCGCCAGCAAGTCTTCGATCCGCCAGCGGTCATACGCGCACCCGATGATTTCGAAGAAGTCGCACATCGCCGAGAGCTTTTGCAGGATTACCCGCTTGCTAATAGCTCGACCAGGCGTCGTGTTGAGATACCCTTGCGCCTTCCACGGGGCATACGGCACGCGGTCGTTGTCGCCCTTGCGCTGCAGGTCGACCTCCGGCAGCCAGGCGAACGGAACTAGCCGCCACGGCTCGCCTTCTTCGACAGGTTTCACGAGAAACACCAGCCCCGTGAGGTCCGTCGTGCTAGACAAGTCCAGACCGGCGAACGCCTCGCGTCCGCGCAAATCCTCGATATCGAACGGCTGCTGCGCCTGCCGCCAGACTTCCTGGCTGATCCACGGCGATTCTGCTTCGGTCCACTGGCAGAAGTTGAGACGCCGGACGATCGCCTCTTTCGAGGGCATGCCCTTCGCCTCTGTGACCTGCTCCCGGATGTACTTGTACCCGGGCAAGTCCGCGTGCTGCAGGCTCGGATTCGCCTTCGGCCAGCACGTCTCGTCGTGGAACGGGTCGTCCTGCTCGTCAAGGCCGCAGATGAACGCAAAGAACGCGTCGTCCTTCTCGTCCCCGGCGGCCACCTTGATGCCGTACTCGTGATATGACCAGCAGGGTCCGCGCTTGCTGCTGCCGCTGTTCGTGATCATCGCCATGAGCGCCTGCCGGCGACCCTTGGTGCCGGCGCGCATGATCTCGATCACGGTGTTGTTTTTGTGCTCGTGTATCTCGTCCACGAGCGCCACGTGCGGCCGCGGGCCAGACTGCCCTTCGTCGCTCGCAATCGGGCGGAAGAACGAGCCTTCCTGCAGGTAGGCCAGGTTCCAACAGCGCTCGCCCGTCCCAGACTTGGTCAACCGCTTGGAGAGCTCCGGCGACTGGTCGACCATAGCCACAGCGTCGCGGAACAGGATCTGCGCCTGGTCCTTCTTTACCGCTGCGGAATAGATTTCGGCGCGCGGCTCCCCATCGGCGACCAGCCCCTTGATGCCTATCCCGGCCGCGAGAGGGCTCTTCCCGCTGCCCTTCCCGGTTTCTATGTACGCGACTCGAAACCTGCGATACCCGTCAGGACCAAGCCATCCGTACAAGCTGCCGACAATGAACGCCTGCCACGGCAATAGCTCGAATGGCTTGCCTTCATACTGGCCGCCGTTCAACCGCAAGACATCGCGGAAAAAGCCGATCGCCTTGTTGGCTAGGGACACCTCCCAGCGCAGACCGCGCTTCGGACCTTCCTTCAGGTCGACTAGGTGCCGCGCGCACTGAGCGCGCACGTGTGGCCCGGCGATGATTTCGCCGGACTGAACTGCTAGGGCAAAGGCTGTTGCAGGGTCAGGCGAAGTATTGCTGGATCCCGTCTTTTTCTTCGCCATCCGCAGGAGTTGCTTGGACGCGCGCTCGAGCCGACGGCGTCATACCGAACTCGGCTGCGTAGCGCACGACATCGGCCCTTGCCTTTCGGGCGATTCCCACTAAGGCGTGCTGAATCACGTTCCCATTGGTCGTCTTCATCAGCATGCCGTTGATCTCGCCTTTCTCGGCGAGCTTCGCGATGGCGCGCTCGGCCTGCGCCCAATTGCCATAGGCTTGGCAATAGGCGCCAAGCGCCGCCCGGTCGACCTCGGTCATCAGGCCGGCGGTGTACAGGATCGAGCAAACCCGACCCCACTCGACCTTCGCGTCGTCACACAGAAACGGCGGCGGCGTCGGCTCCGCGAGCGCGATCTTCGCTTCGTGCTCTGGCAGCGGGCGACGGCCCGGATTTCCCTTCACCAGCTTCAGCTGCGTCGGGGTTGTCTTTCGACCTCTCACGCTTCACTTCCTCAAATGTTCGGCCATCGCCTTCCAGCGTTGCCGCCTTTCCTGTGAACTGCTGCCAGCGCTCGACGATGACGTCAACGTAGGTCGGATTGAGCTCCAGCCCGAAACATGCCCGTCCGGTCTGCTCGGCGGCAATCATGGTCGTGCCGCTGCCCAGGAACGGGTCGTACACCGCCTGCCCAGGGCTGCTGTTGTTCTCGATCGGGCGGCGCATGCATTCGACGGGCTTCTGGGTGCCGTGGCCGGTGTCGGATTTCTGATGTTGGATGCTCCAAAGCGTCGTCTGAGTGCGATCTCCTGACCAATGTCCGGTTCCGCCCTTTTTCACGGCGTACCACATAGGCTCGTGGTGCGGATGGTAGTGGCCGCGCGAAATCACCATGCGATGCTTCGCCCAGATCACTTGGGCACGGATCTCGAATCCGCTCGCGAGCAGACTGTCTGCCACGATGTGCGCTTTGTTTCCGGCGTGCCAGACGTAGGCCACATCCCCGGGGAATAGAGACCAAGCCTCGCGCCAGTCAGCCCGATCGTCGTTCGCCACCTTGCCTACGGCGCTCGCGCCGTAGGGCTTGCCGTTGGCCCGGTCCGCCTCATTGCGCCAGTTCGGGTCGTATTCGACCCCATACGGCGGATCCGTGACCATCAGCAGCGGCTTGACGCCGGCCAGCAGCCGCCCGACGTCCATCGCCGACGTCGCATCGCCGCAAATCACCCGGTGCCGGCCACAGATCCACAAATCCCCGACCATGCTGGTCGGGTTTTCCGGCGTAGGCGGCGTCTCGTCCGGATCCACGCCAGTGTTCGGCGTCCCGATCAAGTCGTTGAGTTCCTGCTGCTCAAAGCCCAGCGCGAGCAAATCAACGCCCAAATCCCGCAGGTCATCGAGCTCGACCGCCAGAATCTCGGTATCCCAGCCGGCATTGAGCGCCAAGCGGTTGTCGGCGAGCGTATACGCGCGCACCTGAGCGTCCGTCCAGCCTTCGGCGACCATAACCGGCACAGAGGCCAGACCGAGGCGCTGTGCGGCCACCAGGCGCCCGTGACCGGCAATTACGCGACCTTCCTTCGTCGCCAGAATCGGCATCGTCCAGCCCCACTCCCGGATGGAAGCGGCAATCTGGTCAATTTGGGCGTCAGAATGCGTGCGCGCGTTGCGCTCGTAAGGCTTCAGGCGGTCGATCGGCCACGAAGCAACCTTGGATGCAGGCCACTGACGTTGCGGCGCAGCATCCTTCATGGAATCAGGCAGTTTGACCCCCGGTTAGAATTCTGCGACCGTGCGAATCGATG